CCAGAAGGTGTTCTGGTCTGGTGTACACAAGACGCTTATATCGCTGTGGGCGAAGGCGTTACGGCTACTTCTGCCAGCACTCCGATTCCTGCTTACACTCCGATCCCGTTCTATGCTCCACAGACCGGTACCGGTGCCCCTTGGCGAGTGAGCGCCCTGCAAGTATCGACTAGCGGCACGGTTTACGCCAAGCCGATCAACATTCGATGAGCTGGGGAGTCGGCCTGCGAACCGCAGTCGCCATCGGGCTTGGCGGCATAGCCAGCTTTTTCTCCGGTTACGGACGCGATCAAGAGTTTGGCAACCTAATCACTGAATCAGGCGCTAATCTTGTTCAAGAAGATGGCGGCTTCATCATCGTCTAAGGATGAATCATGGCTGACGTAAAAATCTCCGCATTACCCACCTCAACAACACCGCTAACCGGTGCTGAGGTACTACCGATTGTTCAAAATGGCGTTACTAAGCAGGTATCGGTAACTAACCTGACATCGGGCAAAACTGTTGCTGCTACAGGTTATCAGCTTGAGTCTGGTGGCATCATCACAGAATCGGGCACCACACGCACACTGAGCGCCACTGACAACGGTAAAGTGATTTACTGCACGTCGGGATCGGCTGTTACGATCAACTGCGCTGCTGATCTGGGTGCCGGGTTTAGCGTAACCATCATTCAAGGTGGTGCTGGTAAAGTAACTGTTGCACCAAATAGCCAAACGCTAGTGTCTTATTCATCGCTTTTCAGTACAATGGGTCAATATGCAGTGATTTCACTGATTGCCCCAGTTGCTAATACATTCGTTGCCGCGGGGAACCTTGGCGTCTGATTGAGGATTAAATTATGGCCGTAAATCTTTCCCCGATCTGGGGTGCTGGTGCCCAGTTATTCAACAACAGTGGCAATGTTCTCTCCGGCGGTAAGATTTACACCTATGCCGCAGGTACAACGACTCCAGCGACTACTTATACGACCAGTGCTGGTAACATAGCTCACGCTAATCCGATCATACTCAATTCAGCAGGTCGAGTAGCTACTGGTGAAATTTGGCTAACTCAGAACACATCATACAAGTTTGTTCTTAAAGACACTAACGATGTGTTGATCGGTACTTATGACAACATTATCGGCATTAACAATGCGGCATTTACAAACACCCCTGACAACTTTACGGGGGATGGAAGCACTACGACATTTACGCTTACACTTGCACCCTTAAATGAAAACTGGACTCAGGTGTTTATAAACGGCGTGTATCAATTCAAAAACACATATTCCGTATCAGGCACTTCACTTATTTTTTCTGAAGCCCCTCCTAATACATCAAAAATTGAAGTGGGGTATTGATTGTGATTACGTCTTCTTTTGGTCTGACAGCAACTGAACGGGTCTTGCCAAAATTGGCACTTGACTTTACAACAGCAACACTTGATCCACGAGTTACGTTTACACGATCTGGCAATACAGCTACTTACACAAATTCGTCAGGTGTCATAACAGCAATTAACGCCGATTTGCCAAGATTTGATTACAATCCTACGACTTTAATTTGCCAGGGATTGCTGATTGAAGAAACTAGAACAAACATTCTACTTAATAGTTTGATAAATGGCACAATTTTGTCAACACAGATTGTAACTACGTCAGCCACAGCTTACACGCTTAGTTTCTACGGCACAGGAAGTATTGTTTTAACAGGCACTCATAGTGCAACAGTTGCTGGAACTGGTGTTTACCCGTCAAGGAAAACCTACACGTTTACACCAACCGCTGGCGCATTGACTTGCACAATAACGGGGTCTGTTCAATACGCCCAACTTGAAACGGGATCTTTTGCAACTTCGTTTATACCAACTTCTGTTGCGTCAGTGACACGCAACGCCGATGTAGCCACTATGACAGGGACTAACTTTAGTAGTTGGTATAATCAGACTCAAGGCACGTTCTCCGCACAGGCAATTGTTCCGCAACTTGGTAGAGCAGGGCGTATTTTAGGCGTTGATTCTGGAAGCACGACTAATTTGATTTCAATGGGACCTGGGGCTACTAACCAATGCAGCATAGATTCAATTGTTGGCGGTGTTTATAATGGCGGGATTTATCCTGTAAGTTACATTACAGCAAACACATCGTTTAAACTTTGCGCATCTTATTCCAATGCTACTACAGAAGCCGCTGCATTAAATGCAACAATTGGTGGTGGCAGTTTCAGCGTTGGCACAACAATGACAGAAATGTATATAGGTTGCCAAACTGGACCATCCACGTTTTTAAATGGATGTGTGTCAAAAATCAATTTTTGGCCTCAAAAGCTAACAAACAATGAAGTTCAAGCATTTTCTAAATAAGGAATTAACATGGCTCTTACAAAAGTAACATATAGCATGATTGAAGGCGCGTCTGTTAATGTGCTTGATTATGGCGCAACAGGTGATGGAATAACAGATGATACTGCTGCAATTCAAGCTGCAATTGATTATGTTGCATCGTTAGAAAACGGTGGCTCTGTTGTTATTCCTTACACCGATGCTTATTACAGCGTTGCAAGACTAGATGCGAAAACAAATGTGACAGTTGTTGTTCCAAACAGAGCAACTCGAATTGTTTGTGAAAATGGAACAGGGTCTTGGGAATCTTTGGCTTGTTGGTCTTTTGGTGGTTACACCTTTGAATTTTCCACCTTACCTTCATACAGCATTAACAATATATCGATTGGCGACAAAACAGTAACATTCACTACTTCTGCACAATCTTCTAATTTTGTTGCTGGTGATATTATTTGGATTGAAACAGTTGCTAACTACACCGTTAGCACATATTCCGTTCCTGTTTTTTATCAAATGAACGTTGTAACAAATTCGTCTGCCGGAGTTGTTACACTTTCTTATCCAATTCAAGGGACGTACTCAAGTTGCCGTGTTCGCAGATTAAATAGAACTGGTCAAACAGCTTCTGGTGGTGAAATGCAATTAGATGCCATTAGAAATTTTAAATTGATTGGTGGTACTTGGGAAAACGCGCATTACGAAGGACCGTTTGGCGTTGCTGGCGGTATTATTGATAGTGAAATTTCTCCAGATGAAGTAGTTGCAGGTTTTGGTTGTTTGTATGGTAATGGTTTTGCACATACAACATCTAATGTCAAAACCTCAAAAGTAACTAAAACGCCCATTGCTTTAGCCTTTAGTCACAACAATACCGTAAACAATGACAGCATTTCAGTAGAACTTACTTCTGCTGTAACTCGTTTAATTGAAATTTCAGAATCAGCACGAGATAATAAGATAACAGTAAACACATTAACAGCCGATAGTTCTGTGCCAACAATTGTTGATATTGTTGCTTCTAGAAGAAATGAAGTTTTGGTTAATAGCGTTATTTGCCCTGCTGTATCAGAAGCCGTTGTAAGAATATGGGCTCCGGCTTATCCGGTTTATACAGAATATGCACAAACCACAGACAACATTGTAAAAGTAAACAATGTTCATTGCGCAAGTATTGTATGGCCTGTTGAATATTTGGCAAGCGCATCTCCTTACACTTATTGCGTTAATAACCAAGTAACCGTTAATTTGAACGCGGCTTACAATTCAAGCACGCCAGGTCAAACTCCAAGCTATCAAGCAGAAAGAAATATAACAAACGTAAAATCTCTTTCTTATTGGTTGGCAAAACAAAATGAATTTTATAGAGTGGGAGAAGGCGTTAGTAACGCATCGCCTTTTTCTCAAACATTTCCGTTTTATGCTAATACATTAAAAGTTGGTGATGAATTAAGAATTGCATTACGCGGTATCGCAACTGGCGCAACAGGAACAAAAACTATAACAATTACGTTTGGTGGAAACACGGTTTATACTGTAACAATTCCGATTAATTCAAAACCATTTGATATTCAATCAACTATCTATATTTATGCTAATACTGTAGTTGTTGGTAACACAGGCGCTTTAATCGACACATCAAGTTCTGCTACTGATTTTGGTGTAACTGGATTAAATTTCACTACAACTCAATATGATCTAGTTGTATCTGCAACGTGTTCTGCTGCTGGTGGCGATATATTAAACCTTCGTGAAGTCTCTATGGAATTTTATCGTCCTTACAGCAACGACCTTTACCTATACGGACGTTAATCATGGAACAGTTTACTCAATCTACACTTGATGCCTTGCGCCGCATGGGTCATCCAGAACCGGATTACGAAGGATGAACCAAACTAACTTTGAACACGCTGGTTACGCAGCTCTTATGCAATTGGTCATCGGTCTAGTTACCGGTGACTGGTTTGCAGGGACTTGTTTTGGCATTGCCTTTTTTGTAGGCAGAGAACACGCTCAAGCACAAGCTAAACTTGGCTACACGTTCAAGACTACGTTTCAAGCGTTTGATGTTCGTAAGTGGTCTTTAGATGCCCAGTTAGACCTTCTTTTTCCCGTTGCTACTTGCCTAATTATTCTGGTAATTGCGACCCTATTGACATAGACTTTGTAATGTGTAACATCTGCATTAACTGTACTGGTGCAGCACACCAGGGATTCTCAGGAATCAAAAATGAGTGAAAATGAACTAGCGGGTGAAATCCCCGTGCCGGAACAGGATGTAACGGCTGCACCTGAACCCGAAGTTTCTTCGCCGGAAGTAACTGCTGAAGAACAGCAACCAGAAGAACAACCTGCTGCGAAAACATTCACACAGGAAGAACTGGACGCTGCAATCGGCAAGCGACTTGCACGAGAGCAACGCAAGTGGGAACGTGAGCAACAACGTCGTCAAGCGGAAACGCAAGCGACCAAAGCTCCTGTTGACCTGCCGCCTGTTGATCAGTTTGAGTCCCCTGAAGCCTATGCAGAAGCACTGGCTGAACGTAAGGCTCAAGAACTGCTCGCCAAGCGGGAAGCTGAACGTCAGCAATCAGAAATGATTGAGGCGTATCACGAGCGTGAAGAAGAAGCTCGGAATAAGTATGATGACTTTGAACAAGTCGCATATAACCCGCAGCTGCGAATCACCAATGTGATGGCCGAGACAATTCAGGCTTCGGAAGTTGGCCCCGATGTAGCTTACTACCTCGGATCTAACCCCAAGGAAGCGGACCGCATTTCCAAATTGTCGCCTTTCCTGCAAGCCAAAGAAATCGGTCGGATCGAAGCCAAATTGGTAGCTGAACCGGTCACAAAGAAAACCTCTAGCGCCCCAGCGCCTATTGCACCTGTAACTGCCCGTACCTCTGGTACACCGTCTTATGACACGACTGACCCACGCTCAACTAAAACCCTGAGCACGTCTGAGTGGATTGAGCAGGAACGGCAGCGCCAGATCAAGGCTTGGGAAGCTAAACGCCGCTAATTTCATTTTTGAAAGGAAGTAACCATGTCGAATAGTTTATTGACCATTGACATGATCACCCGCAAGTCTCTCGAAATCCTCGAGAACAACCTGGTGCTCACCCGTAACGTGAACCGTCAGTACGACGACAGCTTTGCTGTTGAAGGTGCTAAGATTGGTTCGACTCTGCGTATCCGTCTGCCGGACCGCGCTCTGGTAACTGACGGTGCCGCTCTGCAAGTTCAAAGCGACAACGAACAGTACACCACCCTGACCGTCGCTTCGCAGAAGCACATCGGCATCAACTTTACGTCTGCCGAACTGACTCTGCAATTGGATGACTTCGCTGAGCGTGTTCTGAAGCCGCGTATTTCGCAGCTGGCTTCGAGCATCGACGCTGACGTTGCCAACGCATACAAGACCATCGGTAACTCGGTTGGTACCCCTGGTACTACGCCTGCTACGTCGCTGGTTCTGCTGCAAGCTCAACAGAAGCTGAACGAAAACGCCGCTGTCACGTCGCCGCGCTACGCCACCGTCAACCCGGCTGCTAACGCTGGTCTGGTTGAAGGCATGAAGGGTCTCTTTAACCCAACCGACACCATCTCGCGCCAGTTCAAGAACGGCATGATGGGCACGGGTGTTCTGGGCTTTGAAGAAATCAACATGAGCCAGTCGATCAAGCAGTTCACCACCGGTT